TCATTTCTTCATTTACCCTTACTTTTTCGGGTTTCTCTTCAAGTATGCTAATGTCCATTACGCTGCCGCGAATTTATCGTCGAAATCCACGCCCTCGTTACCAGGAGTTGAACTAACGTACACGAGCGGCAATGTGTTTTCTGGTGCGGATTCAGCGCTTGACAATACGATTGCTGCTCCGCCAGCGTTTTCCTGTACAGAGTAATCGTAATCGCCTGTGTTCATTCCGTTCACAAATCCGTAAATAACGACTGTTCCGTCCATATATTGCATAGCTACGACGTAATTACCGCTGTCTAACGCGTCTAAAACACATTTAGTCTGCTCATCAACGCCGCTCAAAAAGATAGTGACGTTGTGGGTGTAAACTGGGTAACCGTTATCATCTCGGCTTTTCGATACGCTTCCAAAAAAACTAGAACCTGCTTCGATTCCTGCGATTCGATAGCCTGTTTTTCCCGACTTCAACGCAAATGAAACGTTGTAAGCACAACTTCCACCACCAGTTGTGGTGATGGTTGATGTGTCGATGTCGTCCTTATTAATTAGTACGGCTTGCTGGTGGAATTTCTTAATCGGGGCTTTACAGTCCTGAATGAAATCGCTTGCCAATTTGCCGCAAATACTTGTAACTGCCATAATGCTTTGTTTTTAAGTTTCTAAATTGCGATTCCGAAATAAGGCACTGGCACAGCCGCTCCGAATAGTGAACTACCTTGCATCCAAACCTCGCGTTTACGCTTATCGTAACCGATGTTGAATTGCGAAAGTGCTTCCTCTGTTTCGTACCCCAAAATCATCGCGTCGCGTCGCGCCAAGATGATAATGTTCTTGTACTTAGTGAATTTGCTGCCGTCCCAGTAGAATGCGCTTGATTTCATCGCTTGCTCGAAAGGTTTTGGCTCTACTGGAATGCCAAACAACGTCAGGTTGTCATAGCTGAAAATTCGTGCGCCTGCTGCTTTCTCGGGGTCAATACAACCACAAGAAATGCCGCTTAAATCGCTCTTAGTATTCAAGAACGCCACTAGCTTGTTAACTAGTGAGCGGTTCATTCGCCACACCATTTTTTCAGGATTGAACCACGCCTTGCCAGCGGTTTGGTTGTACAGCGCTTTCATATAGTCGTACACAGCTTGCCCGTCAGCGATAGTCTGACCTGCTAATGTAGTCTGTGCGTTTTCAGTAATATCAACCCTCAAATCGGGGTTGGCTGTTGAAATCGCGTCCATTTGGGAAACAAAGCCGTCGTACCCGTTGAGCTTTGTATCTGTAGCGTCAACGTCAGCGAAGTAAGCTACGCGTAACTCAGCTTTCAAATGTTTGGTCTGAAAACGCTCGGCGATAAATTGAACAAATGCGCTGTTGATGTCGCCCTCGTTCATTTTGCGATACACGTTGTAGAATGCTTGAAATTTCGGTAACAAGTCTTTCAAGCACAACGTTAGCTCGCAACCGATTTCGCCTAGCTCCCATTTCATTGTGCTCCAATCGTTTGCGATTGAGCAATCTGGAAGTGCGCAACCATCGACAAACGGGAAGCCGTCAAAGCCGTCCTCGTCGCCCAAAATAGGTACTTTGTTCCCGCTGTGAATACCGCCTATGGTGGTATGTGTGTTCTTGATGTTTTCCGCCTTAAAAGCCTCTAAAAAGATAGCTTCCGATAGCTTCATTTTTTCTGACTCCTCTAAGCCGTTAAGTGCGTCGAGGATAGCCGCTAATGATGTTTGGTCTAGTGCCATAATTTTCTATTTTCGTAGGTTATCGAAAGCGCCGTCTAACACGCCTTTCTTTTTTTCTTTAGTTTGTTTTTTTGCAACCACTTTTGATTGAATCTTTTCGATATCTTTCAAAGTGTTTTTTGCTTCCGTTAGTTTTGCAACCGCGTCAGCTGCTTCGTCAGTCTTGTTTTCGACTTGTTTTTTGAGTTTTTCGTTTTCCTCTTTCAAGGCTTGAATCTCTTCATCTTGATTTCCGTCATCTTCGCTTCCTGCTTCAATGATTTCAACCAATTTGCCTAACTCGAAAACTAATTTCCGTCCGTCGGCTAGTACGTATTCGCCGTCAGCGGGTGAGCCGTCAACCGTTGCCGTATCGCCTACTTTTACTTTCGCCTCGTCGTCAACTTGTGAAAACTCTAACTCTTTTTCGTTGGCTGTTTTTAACGTCTTCATTACAGCCCCCTCGTCTGCGAAAAACGCCTTTATTTTTTCCAGAATACCTTTTGCTTTTTTGGCTTCTAGTTTTTCCTGCTCTGTCATCTCATCTCTGTTTTGATTAATATTAAGTTTTGCGACCGCTCGTAACTCTTGTTTTGCGGTCGTGAAGCCGAAATCATAGAGCTGCTCGGCGTTCAAATATGTTTCCTGTTTCAAAAGCTCGCGCAATGTAGCACCCCTTAACGATGTGTGTTTTTCGTAAAACTTCATCACGTCGCGTTCAATCTTTTTCAGCTGCTTAGACGCTTCATCGAAATCGTCTGATGTGTTGTAGTCGTCTAGCTTGACTGCGGGCAAGTGAATCATAAATACCGTGCCGCGCTGAACTCGTCGCTTGTCACCAGCTAAAAATATAATTGAAGCGATTGACGCCACAACGCCTTGTCCATTCATCGTAATGCTCTGTTCTAAGCTGCTCAAATAATCATAGATAGCGAAACCCTCCGATACGTAACCGCCGTTCGAGTTTAGATTAACTGTGAATGATGTTGCGTCTTTTTGTTTTTCGACTTGCTGAACAACGTCAATCAACGTCACATCGTCGCCAATATCTCCGAAAATATTTATCACTCCTTTCATACTTTTCAAAGTTAGTTCGAATAGCAATTGTTTGTTTTTCAAAGAAATGATAACTTTTTATTGCTGTATTAATATATTTATGTATATTTGCTCCTGTAAAAGAACTACCTATGGCCCCAAAAGAAATAATAGAAAAAGAAACAAGTCGTCTAAAGTGGTACGTCCACTACGGAATCGAACAATCAACGGCTAGTAACTTCTTGCAGTCATTCCGAAAAGGAATGGCTAAAAAGAAAACGATTGATAAGTATCTAAAAAAAATGGGGTACGAGAAAGTATCGGACGAGGAATGGGGTAGAAGAATGGAGTAAATGTTAAATCGAAGCGGTCACGTAGCAATTGAGCATAACGTTTCGGGTCTAAGCGTAGGCGGGGATTTTACCTCGATACGTGTTATGAAAACAAATAGTTCAGCTTACCGAAATGTTTCAATCGTGGCACTTTTGCCCGATTACGCTTAGCCCTTGTTATGTGCTGGTGCGGATTTAAAAACTAAAATTTACTATGGAAAACGAAACGAGTTTTAATAATTTTTTAAGCGGTGGCAAAATCGCTGACGAAGGAAGCGAAGGTATCAATGTGCTTTCCTTATTTGACGGAATGAGCTGCGGTCAATTAGCCTTAAAAAAGGCAGGAATAAAAGTAAACCAATACTTTGCATCCGAAATTGACAAACACGCCATAAAAGTAACTCAAAGTAATTTTCCCGATACGATACAGCTTGGCGATGTTACCGAAATAAACGCAAAGGATTTGCCTAAGATAGATTTGTTGATTGGTGGTAGTCCGTGCCAGGGATTTTCTTTTGCAGGAAAGCAATTAGCATTTGATGATGAAAGAAGTAAATTGTTCTTTGAGTTTATCCGGTTGAAAGACGAATTGAACCCGACTTATTTTTTCTTGGAAAACGTGAAAATGAAAAAGGAATATGAAACGGTTATTAGCCAATTTCTAAAAATAGGACCCGTTACCATAAATTCCGCTTTGGTTTCTGCTCAAAATAGAGTTAGATTATACTGGACCAATATAAATTTAAAAACGTTCGGTTTGTTCAATGATTTGAAATGTGGTGTTCCACAACCAAAAGACAAAGGGATTTTGCTAAAGGATATTTTAGAAAATGATGTCCCGGAAAAGTATTATTTGAGTGATAAAATGCTTAATTACTTTGAAAACAGAGCAGTAAATTTTAACAACGGAAAAGTGAATATTCGCAAAGAAACTGGAAAGGCGACCACATTAACTTCAAGTATGGCAAGTTGTGATATTTCGGATAATTTTATCAAAGTTGATACAAGATTGCAAGTGGCAAAAAACCAAGATAAAAGCAATTGTTTTACGGCCGGTGGAAATTCTGGTGGGCTTCATTCGGATATGGATATTATTTGCGTTGCAATGCGAGGTAGAAACCCCGACAATCCGAGCGACCGCCAAAATGGAAGCCCGACCGAGCAAAGGTTAGAACCAAAAAAAGACGGGAAAACCAATTGTTTGACGAGCGTTTCAAAGGATAATTTGGTTTTGCAAAGAGTGGGCGGTATTTCAATTAATGACAGGGGAATTAGACCGCATAGGGGCGACAAAAAAAAGACCGGAATATCAGAACTAGGAACTATAATTTATGATAACCAAAAAACCGACACGCACCTAACTAATCACGTTCAAAAATTCATTTGTGGAAATAGATTAAGACGATTAACACCTTTAGAGTGCGAACGGCTTCAAACGGTCCCGGATAATTACACAAATGAAGTCTCCGACACGCAACGTTACAGAATGCTTGGAAATGGGTGGACGGTTGATGTTATCGCACATTTTTTCAATTATCTACCATACGCAAAAAGCGCAAAGGCAAAAATTATTAAAACGGCTTAAATGCTACAATGTTTCAATTTAACGACTAACGTAGCACTTGCACATAACGTGATGCGGCTATGCGAAGTGGCGGTTTTTAAATACAAAAGTTCTTTTGAAAACCGCATTTGTCGCATCGTTAAACTGTCAACTGGAAATGAATTGAGCCATTTTGCATAGGTGCTGTTATGCTCTCGTTGCGGTTTGTTTAGCAGATACTTCAATCGCAGCAAGGTTTTTTGTTCTTTTTTGTGGGTGGGGAAAAATATTTTTGATAAATAGTTTGTAAATACAAAATAAATACTTATCTTTGAAGTGTTGTTAGCAATGAAGCTACGATGTAAAAAATAAAATTATGACACAAGTATTTGAATACCAAAGCACAGGTATAAAGCACAAAGAGGAAAATCAGTTTTTTGAGTTTGTTGTAAAAAGCAGATTTAACGAACAAAACAACCGTTCCTTGCAATGGTGTAGATTTGATGGTTTAAAAATCATAGTTGAAACACTTGATCCATCAATAGTTGATTTTGTGAAATTGACTTTAAAGAATGTGATTGAGACAAGTAACGGACACAAATGGGAACTTGTATGAGCAACACAAAAAAAGTAACAATAAGCCTTACTCCTGAACAACAGGAGAAGGCTCGTTCTTTATCAAAAAATTTATTTGGTAAAGAAAGTATTTCAGGTTTTGTTGGATTTTTGATTGAGCGTTGGGAAAAAGAACAAAAAACTTCCACTAAAATTCAATCGAAGCGGTCAACGTAGCAATGGCACATAACGGTTTCGGGCTTTGTGTCAGTTGGCGACCTAAACCACAAATGTTAAATTGAAAAACAAATATTGATATGAGCAGAAAAGCTGAATTGAAAAACGAAACCGCCAATGGCACAAAACCCGTGTTATCGGCTGCTGATGTGCGATGGCTTCCACGCTATTCATCAACTATGGAAGATGATGATATGGGTAGATGGGCAAGAGTTGCGTATGCAGGAAAGTTTGATAATATTGGATTTTACAGAGGTAAAGTTTGCCGTTGGGAAATTGCTTGGATAAAAAAATTGGATATAAAAGGTGAATTGAAATTCACAATCAGTTACCTATATCCATCAAATGGAAAACACTTATTCGATAATTTGGAAGATGCACAAAAAGAAGTAGAACAAACTTTCCGATGGTTTATGAAGATGTGCGGTGGTAAAATCAGTTGCCGATAACTCGCAGATAGACGCAAGTATTATCGCTCCCGTGTCCGATTGGCAAGGTGCTTGGCAGCAAACCAAGATTATGCAGGTTCGAATCCTGTCGGGAGCTCTAATTTTTAACTTAAAAATCAAAACTATGAAACGATTAATCTTACTACTATCAATCGCAGTAATATTCACAAGCTGCACTAAAAATGAAATGCCTTACAGGCACAATCCGCTTCCGCCTAGCCAAGGCGCTATTCCTGTTACTATTCAGCTTTCTGATGTGTGCGGACGTAGCGGCGAACACTTCACTATTTCTAATTACGAAATGGCTAGGCTTGAAAAGGTTTACGGAATTACTGAAAACACGCAATATCGAGATACTTGCGTCTGGATTGATGTCAATATCATAACGGATAACTGGGATTATCGTTATCCTGCAAAAAAAGTATTCAAAGGTTTTTAGTACCTTTGTGTTCAAACCTTTAATTTTTTTTATTATGGCAGTTACACCACAAAACATTATTCCCGAAGTCGAGGAATTGAAACAAGGAAGCGGAAACGACGTTACGCAAGGTCAGCTTGACGCTGTAAAAACAGACGTTACTGATTTGCAAAACAACAAAGCCGACAAAACAGCACTTACTGATTTGGCTACAAAATCGGCACTTTCTGATTTAGAGGCTCGTGTTGCGGCTCTTGAAGCTGTGTAATCATACCTCGCTTTCCATTTCGCGGACGGCACGCATAACAGTCATTACTGATGTGCGGTTGTCGTCCGCTGTTATTTGATACCTGTCCATTTTTGTAAGATGTGGCTTCTTGCATTTCAAAAAATCTTGATACAATTTGAAATATACGGTCATCTTTGTGCTCGCGTAGCCCAGTCGGGTCAGCTCCTTTAGTTTTTTCTTGTTTTTTAAATAATACTGGTGTACTTTCATCGCTTCCACTTTTTACAAATTTTATCGCTCTGGCGTAGCAAGTAAGGTAATGCGCAACCGCAATTATTGCACATTTTTTCGCTTAATTTTTCAAGTCGTTTATCTTTCACTTTCAAAAACGAAATTGGTTCGTCCGCGTAGTTTTCGCATTCTAAACACGTTTTTAGCCTCTCTGCTGCCAGCTGTTCAATTTCGGGTATATTGAGTTGGTAATTATTTCTGCCTTTCTCTATCGGCTTAATTCCGTGCTTAGCTACGCTGTTTATTTTTTTGAATAAGCTGCTCATTTTAAAATGAATTTTGTCTTGCTATTTCTTGATTTCCGCTCAATTCTACCATACCCGATTGTGTGCCGTCTTTTGCGCCATCTCTGACCGCTTCGGCTACTTTTTGCGGCATATCGCCCATAAGGTTATTCGCGTCTAGTTGGTTTAGCACCGTCGCGCTTGTTTCCGCTGGGCTGCCGTTTACGCTGAATCCCATTGATGTGCTTATGTTTCGGTTGCCTTGTGCTTGGCTTCCGCCTCCTGCGCTTCCTTTACCGCTTGCACTAGGTATTTCCGTGCTTACTATATCTTGAACAGCTCCGAATCCTGTCGCTGCTGCTGTCGCTGCTGCTGCTAATCCGGCAGGCAAGAAAGGTTTCGTATTAAGCGCTGACGTAATAGCCTGGTAAGTGTTTATTAACGCCTTTGCAATAGCTATTCCTTTGCCTGCGGCGCTACTCTCGTCGACTAAGCTCGCAACCGCCGATAACATTCCCTCCGTTGAAGCTAACATCGCGTTGTTCTTAGCTTGTTCAATTTTCAACTCCGCTGCTGCTTGCTGCCTGTGCAACTGCTTTCTTTTTTCGGCTGCAACCTTTTCGCTTATCTCCTCATCGTGCAACTTCTGATTTAGCGCTTCGAGTTCTTGTGAGTATTGCTCTTGAACCTGCGCCATTTTGATTTCAAACTTGCTAGCGTTACGCGCTTTCATTTGCGCGATGCTTTGTTGAAACTCGATTAACTCTAACGCTTCCTGCTCTTGTTTTTCTTTGTTTTCTCTTTGTTTTTTTAGCTGTTTGTTTTTTGCTTCAATCTCGCGTCGCTTGGCTGCGATAGCGTCTTGGTACTGCTGTTCGCTTATTAACCCTTGCTGCAAGCGCTTATTCTGAAATTGCTGCTCAGCTGCTAGCAATTTTGCGTTAAGGCTTAACTGCCGTTGTAACTCCTGCTCGTCAAGATACCGCTTTTGGTTCTTCGACTCTTGAAGCATCCTTACGCGTTCATCCAAGGCTCGCTTAGCTATTCCGATTGATGTTTCGGCTCTTTTCTTTTCAATCTCATTGCTTATGGTCAACGACTGTATTTCGTATTCCGTTTGCGTGATTAATCCATTTTTAAGCTGCTTGTTGAGTATGCTTAGTTTTTCATCCGCTACAGCTTCCGCTTGTGATAACTCTTCTTGGGCTGATTTGGCTTGCCAGCCTTGCTTTGCTTTCATTAACTCTAGCTCCGCGTTTAACTGGTCTATTCTTTCCTGCGCTTGCTCTTTAAGTTTTGCGCGGTAATCTTTCATCAATGTAGCTCGATTGGTAACGAATTCCGTTTGTCGGGATGAAATATCTTCGTTAATTTCAAATATTCTGACTTTTGCCTCTGTTATAGCGTCTAAATTTTCAGTAGTTTTCCCGTCTTGTTCTGCTCTTAATTTCGCTACTCTTAATGCTAATTTAGCTTGTTCTAACTCGGATTTCTGCTGAATAGCGATAACCTGACCTAGTTGTTTGTTCGCTTTTATTCTTTCTTGAATACTGCGGCTTTCGTCGTCTCTTATGGTTTTCAATTCCTCTTGTCGCGCCTTTGCTTTTGCCGTTGCGATAGTCTGTTCACGTGTCATTACCGTTAGCTTGTGTTCAGCCCGTTCCAACTCTCTTGCTGATTCAGCTGCTGCGTCTATGCTAGCCCTGTAATCTCTCATCGCTTCGGCTGCGTCCTCAAATCCTAACCACTCCATTGCCGCTGACGCCGCCTCAATTAACGCGTAGAATGATTTCGTTATTAACTCTAATGCTCCCGCTATTCCCTCTATAAGCAAGTCGCCTAGAGGCTTCAACGCGCCCATTAACGCGTTGAATAACCCTTTGAGCGGTGCGAATGCCATAGCCAACGCGTGCGTACTTTCCTCGCTTCTGCTAATTGCGTTCTTGATTAACAAGAAAGCCGCGGCTAGTGCTGCTAACACCGCGCCAACTGGTGTAGCGATAAAAGCTAATGTTGATTTCGTGAACGACTTTACCGCTGCCGTAGCGCCTGCGAGTCCACTCTCCATTAATACAGCTGCTGAACCTGCTGCCGCTTCCGAACCTGTTAGGTTGCCGATTCCTTCCGATAATGAGTCTGTCGCCCCGCCTGTATCGTCCATTCGGTCGGACGTGTCGCCTAGTTCGTTTTGAACGCTATCAAGCTCCCCTGAAGCTTTGTCGATTGCGAGTGAATAGGCTGTCCATTCGTCGCTATTCTTGTCAACCTGTGTGCGCGCTTCTTCTAATGCGCTAATGTTATCTTGTATTTCTGCTTCTTGTTTTCGTAATTCCTTGTATGCGTCAACCACCGACTCGGTGTAATTACCGATATTTATTTTTTGTTGAGTGTAGGCGTCAACGTTTTCTTTTATTTTCGCGTTGTTTTCGTCTAGTTTTTCGTTAAGCTTAGCTAGTTCCTTTCGACCCTCTTCGGTCTCGATGTTTGCGCTGTTGCGCATCTTGTTAAGCGCCTTGTTGTTGTCGCGCAATTCCTTAATCGTCGTGCCTTGGAAGTCTAATGCAGCTGTTAGTTTCTTAGTTCTGTTTTCTTGTTTGTCTGCTTTCTCGATGCTGCTTTGAACTATCTTTAGCCTGTCTCTATATTCTTTGTTTGTCGCCTTAATTGACGCTTCAAGCTGAACATAAGATTTGCTAGCCGTTTCGCCTGACTTCTTCATCTCCTTTCGCTTTTGCTTCAATTCGTCCAGCGTGCGTTTATATTTTTCGGCTTCGGCAATTACGCCGTCCATATCCATTTCAAATTCAGCTAGTTTTATTTGCTCTGCCATTGCTAGTCAATTTTTATTAGTTCGATTGTTGAAGCGTCGCCGCTCTTGTAAGTTAACTTATTCACGAGAAACATAGACGCTAGTTGTTCGATATAATACCGCTTGTCAAGTCTGAAATTATTCGCCTCTATTCTAGTCATTGCGATTTTAACCGTGAATACTTTTGCGGTGTTTATTATGCGTCGTATCTGCCAGTATTCGTCGCGTACTGTGTTTTCCCATATTTGCGGTATTGCTCCCGCCCAGTTCGATACCGATTGTCCGTTAATCCAAATCGACGTGTACGGGAACTTCTCCACCTCGTGAAAATAGAATCGCTTATCGAGTGGTTTGTAATTCAGCTTAATATTTCCTGATTCCTCGCTAGCCTCAATATCGTACATCTTGAAAATTGGCACTTCAATCTTGGTCGGGTTGTTAATGCTGTTAAAGTCTGGTGCGTTAATAGTGATTGTCTGCGGTGATTTCAAAGGCGCGTAACCTATGCCCTGATACAAGTCTTGCTCAACCGTCAAGTTTTCGTCGTCAACTACGATAGTGCCGTCAGCATAGTTCTGCTCGTCATCATCGTACTTGTGTTTCAAGTAGTTGTTTTGCGCGTAGTTTCCGTACTTGTAATTTTCGCTTTGTTTTTCTGCGAAAATATCGGACAAGTCCACAATTTCGGCGCTCAATCGGTCGTCAACGCTCAAAAACTTAATGTGTTTTTCGTAAGCGTCAGCCACTGCAATAACTGATTTCTGCATCATCATTTCCTTAATGAAGTCTTTTATTTTGAGTTCTATCAATGCTTCGTTCCAGTTGATTTTAACCGACTTAGGCGCAAAGGTTTCTACGTTTCCGTGAACCTCGAAATTAGCTTGCGGAACTGGCGGCGCTGCTCCTGAAAATGTTAGCTCTAATGTTACCTTATCGCCAGTCGACACGTTACCTATTGAATATGCTGAAAACTCTGTTAAAAACACTGGCGACTGCTCTACGCCATTGACGTAATAATGAACTACAGGCACAATTCCGCCAACCCCTACAGTGATATTGGGTACTTTGATAGCGAAATCTTCAATGTCTTGCTGTGCCTCTAAGTAACTACCGTTGTTAATTACGTATGCCGTGTCAACCCCTACTGTACTTCCGAATGTAAGCTGGTTACTTCCCGATATCGTTACAAATCCTGAATCGTCAATTTCAAATATACCTGTTTTAACGCCCGTATCATCTTCTCCTGATGCTTTCGGATATGTCATCCACAAGTCTCTTAAGCTATCTAACCCCTCAAAAGTCCACCCGTGAGCGTTAAAAGAAAGATACATCAATATCCAACAATTTGCCGACGGTATCATTGACGTGCTTTTGAAATCGGTGTAGCCGTATTGCGCAGTATTCTGGTTAAATTCCCCGTTGAAGCTAGCCATTGCGTAGATATATGTCTTGTTTTGACGCCAAGTTTCTATAATGTTAGCCCGTGTGTTTTCGTGGTTGATAGACGACAAATCTAGGTCACCAATGTACTTGTTGTTAATCGCTTGAAAAAAATCTATGATGCCGTGCGTAATGTGCGCTTTGTAATACTTCTTTCCCGCGCCCGTTATTTGCAAATTAGCGTCGCTTAATACTGTGAAGCCATCATTCAGTACGGTAACCTTTATTTTTCTGTAAGGCGATGTGCTAACGCTACCTATGCAGCCAAGCAGCTCGAATGTTGACGTGTTGCCCTCCGTGCGAGGTATTTTGAATGCGAATGAATAGCTGCTCTTAGCTTTGCTTATTTCGCCTATGTCGCTAGCCTGCAAGGTCAAGGAAATATCGCCCTCGACGTCGATGTATTGCCCAGTCTCTTGGATAATCAAATTTACCATAGCAGCGTTGTGTTTTCGTTTGTCATCAAATCGAACTCAAATGATAGCTCTTGCATGTCGCTCATGCTCTTTGTTTTGAACGCGTTACCTGTGTTTTTGATTTTTTTCCAGGTCGGCGCATTCGGGTAACCTTTCAGCTTGTCGGCGATTTTGTACACGTACGCCGCGTTTGTTTTCGCTAGCGCTCTGGCTAGCTCTAAGAATTCGCCTTGAAATCGTGATGTTAGCTTTATTTTGTGCTTGTTTTTCCGCCAAGTTGATGAAATGAGTACAGGTGATTTTGCGGATATACCTCGCCTTGGATTACTCCCGATGAGTCCGTTTCTTGACTTAGCTCCCATTTTTCAAAATTCCAATATGAGTAACCGCCCTTGCCGTTGAGGAATGCCACGTACAAGCTGTCGCACCCTAGGTCGTTCATTACCTTAGTTTCCGACGGTGACGGAATAACTGAATCAATTTCGCCGTTATTCAGCTTGTAAGCTCGCGCAGGCTTTCCGTTCCAAACTGGTATCTTGTTTGTGTCGCTTAACAACATTCCCTCGGTTGGGCTTAGGTTAATGCCTGTTAAGTAGCCGCCACGTACAAAATACTTATCTGCTATTGTTATTTCGTTATTCGTGTCTAGTGCCTTGAAAACAAGAGTCAGTTTTTCTATATTTCGGTCAGCGCTAGGTTGATTATTAAAAGCTGGTAATTGTGGGTAATAGAATACCGACTTCACAAGCGGCGTGATATCGAATTGGTAGCCTCTATTCGGTGTCGGCGTGTTGAATATCGCCCTGTTTTTCAGTACCCCGTTTTGCTTCACCTGAACATCTACCCTATTGCCCATATATTGCATACTAGCCCATACAGGGTTATTGATGAAGTAGTACTTGTTTTCTAATCCTGTTACGAATGGCGTGACTTGTGGTAATTGCTGTGGCATTAGAATGTAGTTTTAATTTCGTTTGTCAATATTTTTTCTAGCTTATCGTTGGCAATCTCGGATATTCGGCTGTTTATGAAATCCTTTGTTTTTTGGCTGTCGAGTATAGCGAGTAAGTCTGTACCGCCTTGCTGGTAATACGTTGTGCCTTTCTCCGCTATCGTGTAAGCTACTGCGTACGCTCTGCTCATTGCTTCCTGACCGCTTATGCCGAATTTCGCTTGTATCCAATTGAGAATCGGCGCTATGGGCGGAATTTTCCCTGGTCGTCTTCCGTTCACTAGGTATTCTGTGTAATCGCGTCCCCAAATCTCATTACCTCTAGCGTCAACCGTTCTGATCCACTCGCCTGTGGCGTCCATTCCTAGCGACTTGAACTTCGGTATAAGTATCTCGCGAATAACGTCGTCGATAATCCGCTCAATGTCTTGTATTGTTACCAGTTCAACCATTTTCGCTCAAAGTATCTAAGTCTATTTATCTCTTCGTTGCAAGCCTCTATTACCGTCCTCCCCCACTCGGTCGTAATGTCTTGTCGGTCGCGCATTTTCTCGTAATACTTAATCGCGCTGCGCCTCGTGTATTCTATAAAAAACACAGCGCCTAAAATCGTTCCAATTGCTATTACTAATCCCATAATTATATGTTTTCTGTTATCACTAAATCTACTTTCCAGCCTGTGTAGTTCCCGTCGTACTCGTCGATGACTGGCGACCAGTTTTCTCGGGTGATAGGTAAAACGATACCTAAAACAAGGCAAGCGTCTTCAAAATTAATACACTGCCGCATAGGGTCTAATATCGTAGCCCATTTCGATTCGCTTAGCGGGTGTCCTGCCTGCTCTGTGTACACGTTTTTCCCGATGTCGTCTTGGCGTAAAAATCGCAACGTGATGTTGTGCGTTATGGATTCCTGTGAAGTGCTAAGATGGTCGTTGTATCTCCTGCTTTTTGTTATCCTGTAATTTGTTGCCATCACCCTGGTGCAGCACTCGTCGCTTTTCGGCTGTGACTCGTTCAAATCCGACTCCCGTAACGGGGCTTCGAACTCCCAGCACCACCCGCACGCGTTATTTGTGTTCCAATACTCCGCCATATCGGCAAATGCTTTGACTACATCTATCATTTGTTTTCTCGTTTTTTGCGCTTTATCTCGCTTAGCTTCTTGTTGATTTCTCTTTCTATTTTTTCTTTCAGCTGAATCGAAAACACCGTCTCATACGGTAAATATTTAGCTTCCTCGTGCGTGTAACTGTACTTCTTAGCGATGTTATCAATCATATTGAAGTCCTCTAATACATTCAGCTTGTCAACGCCAGCCGCGGTCAAATCGGGGTCGGGGTCGCTCCTTAGCTGCTCCTGCTCCAGCCGTCCGATTATCTCGAACTGGTCAAGCATCCAAAAAAAGAATTTCGCCTTTTCATAATTGCTTGGCTTCCTGACCTTTTCAAAGGTAATGTTTTTTTCGGAAACAAGGCACTTGTGAATAGCCCGTTCTATCCTCTCTTTTCTCAATAAGTCGGGTATCGTGTGCTTCAAATCCCAGTATGGTACGTTGAACAGCCCGTCCATTTCGATACCGCATAATTCATTTGTCCGTGCCGAATGCTTGCGCACCAGCTCTAAATTTTCTATCTGGTTAAGGAATGCTCTTAGCGTCATATTAGCGTTGTTTTTCGTACTCTAGTCTGCGGTTTCAACTCAAAATAATACCTCATCATTAGTGCGTCTAGCAAGTCGGGTGACCTGCCGATTGATTTTTTTATTTCCTTTTTTGGTTTAAGCTGCATTTTCCCCTCCTGGTCGGTCTTGTATGATTGCAGCTGCTCTAGCTCTTCGACTAGCAATGATTCACTTACTACGTTTTCAGCGATGAATATGCCGACCTCGTTAGCTATTCTTGCAAACCCATAACCGCATTGGCTCTTCAAATTCTTGTAATTAACCTTTGCGCCTTTCTCTTTAATGGGCTTGCCTCCGTTGTGAAATGGTGCTGCTCGCTTAATCTGACCGCGAATATAGCTACCTATTCCGTCGGCGTCAAAGCATATATTGTGCTGCTGCACCTTGTGATGTCGGGCTTTATCTCTTATGCGCTTAACTAGCTCGTCTGATTCTATTTTTGCGATTATGTCCACGTCGATTATGCGCCATCCATCCCAGACTATCAAAACGAAATTATCCGACCCCTGCAAGGCAATATCCGCCGTAATGTACTTTGTTCCGCCGCTGACGAAATCATTGCTGTACATTGACCTGATGGTCTTGTACGGGATTAACTGGTCTTCGTTTTCCGATTCCACGGCTAAATACAACTGCTTGAATACCCTATCGGGCAAATCCTTTTTAGCTTGCTCTATCTCGTCTTCATCCAGAATACCCTCCTTTACTCCGTCATAAGCGTTCACCTTGTAGTACTCGTAGTTTTCGTCTGTTTTCGCTTTGTTTTTTAAGATGTGCATCCAATTTGATGCGCCGCCAAAGTTTCCAATCATTTTGATTTCGCCCTTTGTGGCGGTTATGGTTGACCTCAACGCGTACCACGCCTCCACCCTCGCCCTTGGTGCTTCGTCAAACACTATCGAATGAACATCGTCACCGTAGAGGTTATCTGGCTTCTCGGCTGACCTGAAGCGAATAATTGAACCGTTAGGCATCTTGATTGTTAATGAACTTTCATTAATCAAGAATACGCCCGTTGGCGCTACCTTCCTGCGTAATCTGTTGAACGCTATCTTGGTTTGTGAGTACACAGGTGCTACCCACCAATGCTCCGCTCCTTTCTTTTGACCTTTAGCTGTCGCCCGTTCGAATAACCACCAGATATGCGAATACGTTTTTCCTACCTTAGTTGATGCTTCCGTTATCGTAAAGCGCTTACCGTTGTAAAGGAATTTCTTTTGATAGCTCGTTAGCTGTGGTCGCTTTATTTTAATCCGTGAAATCAATCGTTACTTCCGTTTTTTGGTCTTGCTCGATTCGCTCTATGTAACCCCTTGTTTTTCCCTTTGTTTTCAAATAGAAAATAATCGACGCTGTGTCTTCGTCTGATATTTTTTTCATCAACTTGCTTTCGACAAAATCCACTGTAGCCTCCTTGTTTTCCTCTATAGCATTTCTGAACCATTCCTCTTGCTTCATCCACTCGTAGAATGTGTTGCGTATGATGCCGTGTTTTTTGCAAGTCAAAGAAATATTGCATAAACTATTCCTGTGCGTCTCTACTAGTTTTTTAAGTAATTTCTTTGTTTTTTTCATAGTGTCTTTAATGTATGTTTGATATAATCCATAAATCCTTTCTCAAACTCCTCTCTACCTGTGTCTTCTAGCTTATTTTTCGCTTCTTCGTATTCCGATTCCTCTAACGTGAACATTACATTTTTTCTTAGTCCGTCAGTCATTTTGTCTATTTCGTTTTCGTCTATGTCGTCCAGCATATCCCAGTCCAAATCATCGCCGCTGTCGAATACTGATATCCCTGCGTTTTCCAAATCTACATCTTGATAGAACTCGTCTATTATTTCAGCATTCCACGCCCCTTTATGGGTGTTGTCTTTTACAATGAATTCTACTTCTTTATCGCGACCCACGTTGCCTAGTTTCTTTACCCATTCGTCTGGGATATTTTTCATCCCTAAACTTTTGATAGCATCTAGCCTTGTGTTCCCTGCTAACACTACGTTTTTTTCGTTTATTATGATGGGTCTAACTTTCATCATTTCTGGAAATCCTTTTATGGATTTAGCTAATGATTCTATGTCTGAATCTTGTGTTATTCTAGGGTTATCTTTGTTTTTCTTTAATTTATTTACCTCCATTGTCTATTATATTTTTTTGCTAATTTTTTAATATCGTCATCGCAAACTACGTTGTTCATATTCCTGTTTTTTTTCAAAGTTAAACAAAAAAAGCGACATTTCTGTCGCTATAATTTTAGGGCTTGCCGTAGATTATCATCCCGATATTTTTGGTGCTGTACCTTATGATTAGTATTCTACTTTTGTCAACCGCGTACGATACTGTGAATAATCCTTTCTTTTTTATCTCCCAGTTGGATAGTAATTCCACGTCAGTGTATTGCTCTGCGAACATCCTTACCTTTCGCTTGAAGTGCTCAAAATTATAATACGACGGTAATTTGAAATAGTAGGCTGCCGATTTTTTAGACTTTGTTATTTTCTTGATTTTTGTATTGGTTATTTCCTTGCTGAACGTTAGGTAAATTAGGTCGGCTTCGTTTTGGAATTCTTGCGCGCTCAATGTCGCTGATATCAACATTGCTATTATTGTGATTGTCTTTTTCATTTGGTTATGTTTTTTATTAATATTTCCATTTTAATTTCGTCAAGCATAGATGTGCACTTGTATGTGATGGTGCCTGATAGTGTTTTGATTTCGGTGAAGCTGTTTCTGTAATCATTTAGCTCGCGTTCGTGAAATTGGCATATGTCGTCAATTTCATTGTCAATAGATCTATTCTTTTCCTCTAAATACGCGACTTGCTCTTCTAGCATTCGTACCTCATCTTCAAGATATTCTATTTCCTTGGTTTTGTCGTTCATAATTCGATTATTTCAAATTCAACTCTTGGTTTTTTTGCGTCCACTTGTTTTTTGGCTATTATTTCGTAGCACTTGTTGTCGTTTGTGATTAAGCCCGCTTTCTCTATACAGTCTAAAAGCGTTTTCAAGGCGTTATCTAGGTCGCTTTTGGCGTTTCTGAAATAAACCGTCGTTTCTAACCTGAACTCACCTCTAACAGGCTTGTTTTTTCGGCATTGAAGCGCAAATGATTTTTCGTAACGTTTTACTCTCGCGTCCTTGAACATTCTCCCGCGTGACAATCGGTAATTGTTTGACTTCGCGGGGATGTTACCTTGTATTACTTCCATTTGACTGTTATTATATTGTTGTTCAAGCCTGATAGGACTTTTATTTTTCCGTCCTTTCGCAATTCGGTCAGCACTTCTATCGCTTCGGGCTTGCGTATTTCAAACTCTTCCATTACGGCTATAATAGTCGTGCCTATCGTGTTGGTTCTGACGTTGTTTTCTATAAATTTCAGGATGTCGTTTTTCATTTTGGGTATTCGTTTCTTTTTGCTCTGAATATGTTATCTCTGTTCATCTTCCCACTTATTCGGTTTATCTCGAATACCTTGTACATTTCGCTCAGAGCCCCATAAGTGTCGGTGCTCAAAAGAAAATCATTGCCTTCGTGGAAGAATGAAATTTCGTAAGATTCTAAATCTCCGTTGTTGTTGATTGGTATAGCTGTGATGTAAGTGGCTATTTTGTCCGCTAGAAATTGAAATTCTAGGACTGTGTTTTTCGGTATTAACTGTGGTTTTTTCATTTGTTTTGGTTTTATTAGAACGGTAAATCGTCGTTTTCCTCATTCCACCCGGGTGCTTCGGTTCTTGTTTTGTGTTGTGTCTTGATGTTTTGCGGGCGCTGCGCTTTACCTCCTAACATTATCATATTTCGAGCCACTACGCTGGTTGAGCGTCGGTTATTTCCCTCGTTATCGACGTATTTTCGAGTGTTCATTTTGCCCTCGATGTACAGTTTGTCGCCTTTGTTTATGTACCTTTCTGCGATTTCTCCCAGCTTGCCGAAAAATACTACATCTATCCATTCTGTTTGCTTCACATTCTCGCCTTGTTTGTTTTTGTAATCCTCGTTTACGGCGATTGATAACGTTCTGACGCTATCAAACGTCTTGACTTCGCTCCCTGCGTTGCCGATGATTTGCATTTTGTTTAATCCTTTCATAATTTACCTATTTAAACAGCTCTTTTAGGCTGCGTTGTTTTACTAGTTTTCCTCTTGTTTTTTTATGCTTATGAAATCGTCTATGGCATTCGCTGCACACGATTATTAAATTCCGTTTATTATGTATCTCTCTATGGTTCGGTTTTTCGCTGCGAAATATGATATGGTGAACCTCAAATTTGAATGCGTTAGACGTTCCGCAATTTTGGCAGAACAGATACCCGTACTTTGCGAGCATCTGTTCTGCCATTTCTGTCCTGTTTTTTTTATAGCTCATTAAGCTTTCAAGATTAGGTTGTAAATATCTTCCTGCAGTTCCTTGTTTTTTGCATCTCCCTCGAAAAGTATTACATCTTCAATTAACTCTTCCTTTGTTGTTTCGCCGCTTTCTAGCTCTTCGAAATCCTCTGCGTAAAAACTAAGTACTCGCAATTTCATTTCTCCACCCATTGCGGACGGTTTACCTGTTTTGTAAAGTTGTCATAATGTATTTTGTTTTTGATTACAAGACAAATTTAAAACTTTTTCAGTGTTTTTTTTTAATTTTTTTTGGTGTTTTCCATTTCCTTTCTCAAAATAGCGATATGCTGGCTCATACTTTCTGATACCCTGTTTGCTTGTCTGATTTTTTCGCGGATAGAAATAGCGGCTGACTTCCATTGCGTCGCCTCTTGTTTTTCTGCGCTTGTTTTCGCTTTCGCTAAGGCTTCCGCTTTCGTTACGCCCTTGTCTAGATATGCCGCTCTTATTCCGTCTTTTTTTCGCTCGTACTCGTATTGCGCCTTGTTTTCGTAGCTTATTGCTTTCTCTAGCGCGTCGGTGGCGGCGTAGGTGTAGCCGTTCAACTTCTGTCGCTTATACATCATTTCGTTGATGTTGTTGTACCCGCGATTAAGCGCCGTGTACCACCCGCACACGGCGCCGATTGCTGTTAGTATTCTAGCTTCATCTTTCATTTTGCCTTGTACGTTAGCCGTCCTTTAATCGTTTTCGGCTCTCCGAGAAACTCCTCGTATATCTCGGGGCGTTCTTTTTTTAGTTTTTTGGAACTGAACGACTGCCGCTGGTAATCGTCACCTATCTTGACTTCGTAATTTTCGCTGTTGTAGCTTGTTTTAACCGACTCCCTTATTTGTTTCTCTAATTCGGCTAATTGTGACTTCAATTCCTTGATGGCCAATTTCGTCATTATTGCTTCCTGGATTAATCCATCCGTCTTTTCGTCCGTCGGCAACTCATAATCTGCGCCCTCATATTCGCATTTAAGTAGTTCATTGACCTCGTCAGGGCTTATTTCGGGGATTTCGTGCAAATAGACATTGTGCGCTTTATCTATGTGTACGCCGTACAGGCGAGTAACCTGCAAATCGGGGTTCACCGTCTCAAATAGTTTTTTTCCGATTGATAGTTGCCAGCTTAGATATTGCTTGTCTAGCTTGTGCGTTGTTTTAAAGTCTAGTAGGGCTAGTTTTCCGTTCACGACAGCTACCTCATCAATCGCCGTAGCTATGCCTTTGAAATCGCTTACTAAGTACTCATTCGCTAACGGCTTGATTCGATTCTGGAACTTAATCTTGTTCCAGTTGAATTCGTATTTTTCAGACGCTTTCTTTTGCCCTGTATCAAGCTCTTCTAGGTTCTTATGAATTCGCGTGCCTCGCTCCGCTGCTTTCCTTAGTACAGCAGCAGGAATGCCGCTGTACTTGTCGGGTAATATATGCTTTTTTATCATTCCCGTTATGCCTGATAGTCGTTTTCCGTCGTGTTCGTACACGTGTTCCGATTCGTCAAATAGGATTAATTCTTCCGTATTTTTCAATTTTACAGTGCTCATTGTATTCCGATTTCGTTTAGTGATTTTACGCTCGCTTTGCTTATTTTGTAATATTTTCTCAACTGGCTCAATTCGATTGGGTTGTTTTCGTGTTTATCCTTTATTTGAAGGAAAACTCCTGTCTCGTTTCCGTTTTTGTCGAACAGGTTTAGCCACGGCTTTTGGGGCTTTTTAGGCGTCGTGTTTTGCTGCTCGCCTATAGCGTCGTTGTCGCTTTCTGCGCTAATACCTAGCATCGACGTCAACGCGTATCTTTTGAGGTACGTAATAGCCGAACCTAAAGCCTGGTACTCGTTCATTCCTTTAAGTTTTACTTCTTCAGGAATAGCGGTGCTGCTGGTGATTTCCTCGCCACTTTCGGAGTCGAAAATAACGGTGTCTATTCTGTTGTCGTTAACAAGCTGAAATAAGCCCATTTTTAACGGTTTCATCGCCTGCTTTACCGCTTTTAGGGTTGCGTTGAGGCTAGCGTATGTGTAGCCTGAATAATCGTTACTACAGTCGTGCTTGATTTCTGGGCAAGACTGCTGGAATTCGTACAGTTTCTTTTTGATATTTTTTAGCTCTCTCATACTTTAAAAATTAGGTTATCTATTATAATTGATTTCACGCCAGCTGCCTCGCATAATTCTAAAAATACAGTTAGCTTCATTGTTTGTTTTGCTTTTCGCCATCTGCCGATTTGTAGTGATGAGTAGCCGAGTTTTTCGGCTAGCTCGTAGTTTTTAATTTTCTTTTCTCGTAGTGCGTCGTCTAGCACCTTAACCATTTGTTTTTCTGTTTTCGTCATAATCCCGTTTTATGGGCGGTGTTACCCGCCCGATGTTTCTAAAATAACTCTTTTGCTTTTTTCCATGCGTCGTCGAAATCGAATACGCCGAAATATACTTGTGACCTCGAATAGGTCGCCTTGATTAATTTGCCGCGGTATCCACCGCAGCAATTGTCAAACCATTTTTTAAAAGTTTTTTTACTTTTAAACTTGTGCGTCGCTTCCGCACGGTTTGAAAATTCGTAGTTTCCGCTTCGTTTTTCTCTAATGTAGATGGTTTTCATAATGTTTGTTTTTGATTATAAGGCAAATTTAAAACTTTTCTTTGTTTCTCAAAACTTTTTCAGTGTTTTTTTTAAAATAATTTTCGACGCCGATTCTTTTTGCGATTGAAACGTACCTTTTTTCGTTATTCCTAATCACTTCGGCTAGTCCTTTTTTTCGCATTGATTCTTGTTTTTTCGCGTGGCCTATTAATGTTAACTTGAAACCCTTGCTGTCGTCAACCAAACCGCGCTTAGCTAGTATGTCCCATACGAAAGAATATCCGCTTGGTACTTCACCTGTTTTTTTGAATTCCGCCTTGCATTTCTCTATGCACCTGTTTTCTACTGCTGTTTTTTCCGATTCAGTAAGTTCCTTTTTCGGTGGCTGCGTTCGTTTTTTTGGTGCGTTTTGTTTTTTGTACACGTCATAACACTTCATTACTCTACCGAAAATATTACAGTCTAACTTAGCTACCAACCGTGTATTTTTCCAGCTTTTCATTCCGTCGTATTCGCCTTTCATCGCCAGCTTGAAAGCTTCGATGACCTCTTCAAACGCGAATCTACTATAATCTGATAGCATAAACTGCTGTACCATGAAGTGCTGGCGTTTTTTGCCGTCGCCCTCTGTTTCCATAACTCCCAGGAATGATACTAGTGCGTTGACAGTCTGAATAGCTGCTTTTTGTTTTTCGCCCCCTGGGTACTCGTGTGTCGGCGTTGTGTTGTATTCTCGTATTTTTTTCTTTTCATACATCTTAGCTAAATAATGTCTTGACTTCGTCGGCTTCGTCTCTAGCGCTGTACTTAGCTGCTTGTTTTCTGCTTGTTTTTTCATTTTCTAAATATTTAAGTGTGTTTAAAAGTGTTGTTTTCCAGACCTTTATAGGGCGTAATTTTTTACCGCATCGCCAACCTGCTTCAATCCAAGATTCGTATTTTCTGCGAAGCAACACCTCATTTATGTTGTCGCTTTTCAATTCTGCGTATGCTTTAAACTCTGTCCAGCTAGGTATGTTTTTCTTTTTTGCTGGCGTCCTTTTTTCTAGCTGCTTCTTAATGCCGTCCTGATACGCCTTGTAAGCTATTTTAGCAGCTTCGCTGGCTTTTGGTGCGTTTTCGTTTTTTAAATCGCTTAGTATAAGTCTAGCGATGTCTGCGCACGTGCTGGAGCTGACTTCATTAGCCATTAGCTCCAGCATTTCTACTTCTAGTGTTATTTTTTTCTTAGCCATTCTTTGAAGTCTATGATTTCAAAATTATCTATTCCAATCACGTTCAGCAAATCTTTGCTGGTTTGGGTGCTTTGGCTAGGAATTCCGTAGCCTGCACTTAGTGTTTCGTCGACTATGTTGTAGGACTCTAAAATTAACCCTCGGTACAAGACTGGGTAGCAAATTGAATATATTCTGCTTATGTCTATTTTTTCACGGTAACCCTTTAGGTTAACTAGCGTTACCAGGTTTGAATTTCCTTTTGTGGTGTTGATTGAATATGAAAACAGGGTTATTTTGACCATTTTACCCGAGCTTATTAAGGATGCGGCTTTGTCTGCTACCTCATTGCAAAACGCTGCTATGTCTTTTGTTTTGTGTTTTGCTGAAATAGTTAACGATACTATTAGCTCTACGTTTCGACATTTTGATTTTACTTTTGTCTTTCTAATGAATGGCGACATTGAACCTGATAACGCCCTCATGACATCTACATCGCCTTGGTCACTGTATTTTTTTCGGCGCTTTTGCCCTTTTTGTTTTCTGCTTGTTTTCCTGCCTTGTTTTTTTACTATAAAGTCGCTGTTAACTCCATTTACGACTTTATCAACGCTGTCGATTCCGTATTTTCCGAATACCCATTTGTCGTTTTCGGTTATCGCTTTGTTTATTATTTTTTTTCCTCTCTTTGTGTTCGTTGCGGAATTGTACAGGTCATTCACGTTACGGAATTCGTGTATGTAATGCTTTGTGTTTAGGTGGTTGATGATTCGTGATTTCATAATGTTTATTTTTGATTACAAGGCAAATTTAAAACTTTTATTTGTTTCTGCAAAATATTTAGGCAAAAAAAGAGGGGCGTTAACCCCTCCGTAGTTTAGGCGACCGCTTTTTTTCGCTCTTCGTTTGTGTAATCAACGGTCAGCCTGTCAATTACCTGTTCGATACTTTTGCCAGTTTTTTTGTACTTCATCGCGTCTATCATTGTTCGGGTGCTAACTAGCCTATCTAGCTTGTTTTCTCGAATGTTTTTGCGCAATTCTATTAGTTTGCCGAACAGCTCCAGTTCAGATTCTAATAATTCCTTTTCTAGCTCTTCGTCGTAGTCTAACTCCAACTTTGCCGCCGAAAATCGGTTGAGAAACGCTTCGTCGAGGTATTCTCGACCCGTGTAATCGCTCCCGACTCCGTTGCCCCACGTGTTGGCGGCACAAATGATGTAAAAATCTTTATGACGCTTAGCAATTGGGTTTTCTGTGCGCATCGGTACTGGCATAGAGTTGCTGCTTATAGCCTTATTTAATATTAGCAACGTATTTGCGTCTGACGCGTCAACTTCATCTAATAAAAACACACCTCCGTTTTCGTAAATATCAATAAATGAAGTACTGATAAACTCGCCTTGTATGTTTGTTCGCCCGATTAAATACCCCTCGCTGATTCCTGCGGTGAGGCTGATGGTGTCAAATTTAAGGTTTAACGCGTTTGCTATTTGCTCTGCTATGAATGTCTTTCCAGTTCCCGATTCGCCCTTTAAAAACAACTTTTTTTGGCTAACAACTATATCCATTGCCTCTTGGAATTCCTTGTGTGTTTTGCCTTTCACTTCGCCTACTTTTGCGTTGTTGATGTTGATGATGTTTGGCGATATGCTCTTGGCGGCTTCCTTGATTAATTGCTCCACCTCGCTCGCTTGTTTCTCTGCGATTTCGGGTGCGTGTTCGTTTACGGCTTCCTTTACCATTTCGTAGATTGGTAGGTTAAGGCTGAATCCAGCCTCGAACTTATCTTTGCCTACTGTGGTTTTAGGTTCGTTTTTCTGGGTTTCGTTTTTCGTTTCGGTTTCCTCCTCTTTATCTTGTTTCTCGTCTAAAATTTCGGCGATGATGGATGATGCCCGGTCGGCTTCTTCAGGGCTGAACATATCGGCAAAGTAATGCTCTATTTCGCCGTTGACAATTTCATTCCAAGACAGGCTTAGGTAGTCCTTAATCGCTCTAGCGTTGATGTCGATACCGAATTCTTTTTTTAATCTGCTGTGTACGCTTCTGCTTTTTTTGGCTTCGTTTGCCTTTTTGTACTCTGCGGCTAAATTTTTGTAGATTGTCATAATGTATTTTGTTTTTGATTACAAGGCAAATTTAAAACTTTTCTTTGTTTCTACAAACTTTTTTCAGTTTTTTTTTGAAACTTTTTTTATGGTTCTTACTAACATATCCCAATTTTCGCGGCTCATTCTCTTTATGCTGGACGATACCACGACGAAGTTTTTGTTCAGCTTGTAACCGCCTTGATATGTTTTTTCTAGTCCTAGCTCTTCTAGCTGCTGTTTTCTTTTCTCTGTATTAACCATTCAATTTATATTTTATGTTTTCGAATTCCGTGTTAGTGATGTACCGTCCTTTTATTTTTTGAGTCCACCACTCGTAAAATTTTTCCATCCTGTTCATATCGTTTTCAGTTTTTCGTATTTTTCAATATACCTCTTGTCGAATTGAATTATTTCGTAGTGCTTGTGCTTTGCTGCATAGACTGACGAACGGTCTATGTTTAGCACTTTTCCGATATTTCTCGGCGAATAACCTCTCTCGGTTGTTAACCCTATGAACATCGATTTTGCGTCGCTTACAAGCCTTGTTTTGCTCTTGAAAGATATATCAAAACCGAACACTTGTTTTTCTGCTTTGTCTTTTAGTTCGAGTAGTTTTTCGATTTCTGATTCTCGCATCTGTGCTTTGTCAATTATTAAGCTGATTCTATTTGCTTCTGCTTCAGATAGGCAATCGTATAGGTTCTTTATTTCGTGTATGATTTTATGGTATGTTAACATAGTTTGCGTTTTAAGGCGCGGATTTGTCGTCCGCGCCAGTTGTTTATAATGTTTCGTAATAATTTGTGATGCACTCGATATCGCCCTTGTATTCGCCCCACTTCCTTGCCTCGCTCTCCATATCGTCGGTGGCGTTTATTGTGAGCTGTTCTATTTCTCCGAAATAACACTCTAGTATGGATTTGACTATGTCGATTTGGTCGGGGCTTAAATCGACTACAGCGTATCCGTCTTCGTACTTGTCGTCTAGTTCTAATATCCCGATGTAATAATCGCCGTCGTCGTGCAGGCAGCATTTCTCAATCTCGTATATTTTTCCGCCTACAACGGTGTTTTTTTCGTTTGGTAGGGCGTGACCTATATACACCATTTCCAGGTGCTCTAGGTCTCCTTCGTATTCGCCCCATTTCGTTTCAATGTAATGGGTTTGGGTTTGGGCGATTACTTTCGGCTCTTGTTTTGATAACAAGTGTAGTAGGTTGCGGGTTTCGATTTTTACTAACTTCATAATGTATTTAGTTTTTTGATTATGCAGCAAATTTAAAACTTTTCTTTGTTTCTCATAACTTTTTCAGTGTTTTTTTTGCTTTTATTTCTAGGTTTGTGTTAAGGGTACAGTTCCCCCTTTCCCTTTACTCAATACCCTAATACCAGCAAAACTGAAATATTAAAGTAATTAAGTAAAAAAGCTAAAAAGCCCGAAAATAGCTTTTTTTAGCCGCTTAAATTCGCATCCTTTGTTATGCTGTTGCTCTCGCCTAGGGGCGCTTTATGCGCTGTATTGAGTTAGGCAACGATGTTAACGGGGGTGGGTTAGAGCATCGGGTTGTATTCGCAACTATTAAGCTGACTGTATTAACTAAGCTGTTCGCCTAATAAGCACTTCGGGTTAACTTAGTTATCTTGACGTTTGAGTGAGGTCTAACCGTGAAAAAACACCACAAAAAAAGGCTTTCAGTACTTGTTGCTCGGTCAGAAACAAAAGGTAAGTACCAAAAGCCAATTTTGTAATATTTTTTTGTCTGACCGAGTATTCTATGGGGCAAATTTAAAAAAATGTTTTCGATTAAAAAAACTTTTGAGCAAAAAAAATAGCGCTGCGTGGAATTTCTCCGAAAGCGCTATTTTCACTCAATACCTATTTGAAGTATGTTTCAAATGTAATAAAATTAATTGTTTTTTTATGCGGTTAACTGAAATTAATTTGTATATTTGCCTTTGTAAAGTAGTGGTTACGTTTTGAAAATCTTAATGAAACCCTCGTTTGACGTGCCCACTACCACTGATAACGGGGGTTTTTCTTTTTATGAAAACAAATGTAAACTTGACGCGCCAAATGGGCGGATTTGAAATTGTTCAACGGACAAAAGACGGGTACTTTGATGCCAATGTTCTGCTTCGTCAATGGAATGCAAAAAAAGGGAATGGAAAACGTCAAATGAACCGTTTTTTAAAGTCGAAAAGAACTTTGGAATTCGTTGATGAGCTAGTTGAAAGGGAAAAAACCTTATCCCGAAAACGGGTTAAGGGTAAAAATCAACCCTTTATGGAAGTTAAGGGGCGAATGACAAAAAACGGCAGGGCTTCTGATAAAGTCTGGATGCACCCCTTATTGTTTTTAAAATTCGGAATGTATATTAATCCTAGATTCGAGTATGACGTTCTTAAATTCGTGCAAGATAATCTAGTTGATTATAGAAACAAGGCGGGTGACGCTTATAAACGTCTGTCTTCCTCTGTCGCTTCAATCTCGAAAACAAAGCGCGTTGTTAAAAACATAGCGAAAACAGCTGAGGCTCTTAATTACATCGTGTGCAATCGACATATCAAAGACGCTCGTAACGAAATGACCGAAACCGAAATGAATGAACTTGTATCTCTTGAATTACTTGTTTCGCAAATTATTGATGACGGGCTTATTACCGAATACAAATCGCTAATCAAATACTTGCGAAAAAAATGGGCTGACAAGTATAGCCCGAAAATACTTAACGTATGACGCTAGAATCGTTCAAAAGGCTGCGAAGATGCCTAGAGGAAGCCAAAAAGATTAACGATAAAGCCCGTATAAGTCACTACGAGCTTAAAATAGAAAAAGAGAAAAATAATGTTGAGTACTAAAAAAAACAAAATAAAAACAAATCGAGAAAATAAATGCGTAACTTACTGATTATCAGGTGTTTTTTTAATTAAAAAAAACCCGCCAAAACTGACGGGTTCAAAATCAAAATACAATATGAAAAATACGAATAATCGCTAAGGCGAAGATAGGGAAAATAATCCTTTCCGTCAAAACGAAAAGAGCGAAGATAAAGCCATATTTTTTTTCAAAGGGTGGCGTCAAATTCTAAAAATTGACGTCGTAACTAAACCATTTTAAAAGCCAAACAATCGGTAATAAATTCCAGCTCCCACAAAATAGGTGGCTCCGCTCTTACCGATGCCATAACCACCAATCAATCCTACGCCCCAATGCGTGGGCTTTGTTTTTAGGGTAAAACTTTTCATCTCGGCAGCTTTGATGTACGGATTTGAGTTAGTTGCCGTAATCGTGTATTTTGAGCCCTCTTGCCCAACTGCGATTGAAAGGTCGTTCGGTATCTTAATTGAATTAATAGTGTTGCCTAATTGAGTGCTTGTGCCTTGTATTTTGTACCACTCTGACTGAATTGTCCAGTCGCGCTTGAACTCGTATTTAATAGTGTCTGTGTAACGTTGATGTGCGGTATCAATCTTAGTTACTGTTTTAATTTCAATCGCAGCATCAACGCGATTGTATTTTCGAGTAATTTCTTTGAGCTGTGATGAGGTTTCTGACAACAACAATTCAAGACTAGCATTGTCGCCATTTAATGCCGATATTTTAGCCGCTTGTTTTCCGTTTTTTAGCTTGTAGTAATGAATAGAATCGGTCAAGTAATCACGAACATTGTCCGCCTTGTTTTCCGCTTGTTTTCTGCCTCGACAATTGCCTACTGTGAAGATTAACAACACGATGCAGGCTGCCCAGGGAATTAATCTGTGAATTTTCATAATCCTAATAATTCTTTGTAGTACATCGTCTTTTTCTTTCGATCGGCTATACCGTTGTAACCTCCGTTAATCCTTTTCGTGATAGCGTTAATCGTGCTTATCTCGAAATCGTTCGCAATATCAAATATTTTGTTTTTCTCGAAGAAATAAAGCCCCGCGTCGAAATAGTATTTCCCCCTCAACAGCTCTGGCGCTTGGATAACATCAATATCTTTAACGTGATCAGCGAAGTCAATATAATTATATTTTCCTGTAAGCATAATAACCCCGTGTCCGCGGTACAACCAGCCGTCAATCGTATCAATTCCTCCATTCCCCATTCTGTCAGCGTAAACAAATCGGGCTGTTAGTCGCGGTTTGTGTTCGTATAATTCAGCTGCTTCTGGCGTGAAATACTTTCGGAATACTTGTAACAGCCGCTCAGCTGAATAGCTTGTGTTTTCGACTGACCGAGTGAAGTTAAGCGACTCGTGGGCGCATTGCCCAAGGAAGTGAGCTAGCTGCGTGTAAGTTAAGCCCCACACTGTGGCCATAGTGTCGGCTGTTTTTTTACCGATAATGCCGTCCTCGATTAAGTCGTGAACGCGCTGAAACTTAGCTACTTGGTTTTCTTTGTGCATCCTAAATGTTTTTTGAGCGCTGACAACTCATTCGATTCTAGCGTATTAGAGTTCATAATCTTTTCGCCGTAAACGTTAATAAGTTTGCCATTTACGCGATAGTGTCTAGTGTTTATTTTTTGTATCCTTACCATTTTTGTTAATTTGTTTGTTGAGCCTGTTTTTTCGACGCTCCTTTATTTCTTTTATTTTTACAACTTTTTCACGAATGGCGAAAATAAAATACACGATTGAAATTACCGATACACTCGTTGCGAGAAAAAAAGTTAGCTCGCTTTGAGTGACTGTAGATATAATGCTAAGTGTCCACGTCAAGCCTAATAGTATGCTGTCGATGATATGCTTGCCCTGTTCCATTTTTATTGTTTTTTTCATAGCTGCTGTAATTGTTCCCCAAGTAGCAACCCAATACGATAATTTACTATTTTTTTAGGAATCTATCGAGTCCTAACGTGATTATCGAAATGAACTTGTCCTTAGCGAAAAGTAAAAGCAAGCCTGCTACCGCTATAATGCCTAAAGCCCAAAGCGGTAGCGGTGAATATATAGTGTCTATGAATAGTAATGATATAGCTAATGCAATGAATGCTATTCCGATGAAAGTGCTAAGCGGGTTTTCTGTAATATTTTTCATAATTATTGTATTCTCCAGTTTTTTGAAATGAGTGAGTTGTATGCTGTGTCACTTGCTGACGTCCTTGTTGCTGTTGGTAACCCAAAAAAACCGTCAGTTACACCAGTATTATCTAAATCTATTATTATTGCGTCTAATTCGGTTGATGATATAACTGTGCAAAGAGTTAAATCTAAAAAGTTTATTTTGCTTGACGTCGGAAAAATAATAGAGGTTATTTTTGTTTCTAGCAGAATTAGTGTTTTTAATGAGTTATTAACGCTTAAATCTATATAAGATATGTCGCATTTTGTAAGGGTTATTTTTTCTAATTTTTTATTATTACTAACGTCAATTGAGGTTAACGATGATTGTATTATTTCAAGTATTTTAGCATTCCAAAAGTCACTTAAATCAACAGAAATAATGCTATCGTATTCTCCGAAAACACAATACTCTATAATACCTAAATTACCGCTTATAATCATATCAACAACTCCTGTATTAGCTGTCATATCGATATAAGGGTTTTTCCCAGCCATACTTCCTGTAAGACCACCAGAATACTCATATGACAAACTGTTTTCAGGCTGAAAAAAAGTTCGCCAAAATTGACTAGTAGAATCCGTTTTTAGCGTGCATTCACCGTAACATGGTTGTAAAAATAATGCTCTCATATCCATTGAATTGTGTACAGTATATCGTCTGTTCCAGAAGTGTAGTTATTAATTGATAGCGTAATGTGATTAGTTTTAGTTCCGTCAAAAGGAGCTGACCCATTTAGCATAGTTGCTCCCGTAAAAGTAGGCACAAAATTACCGTCAATAATAAGCTCTATAACAACGTTAGTGCCTGATGGGGGCTTCACAAAATTAAATGTAGTGTCTGCTGTCATAGTTAGCTTAAACACCTTCCCTTTGCTGTAATCGACGTTGTAAGCAGGTGGAACGGATATTTCCGTTATCGGTGTTGTATAACACTTATTCAGCTTGTCTCTAAGCTCGTTTTTAAGCTGCGTCAATTCCGTTATTATATCTGTTTTCCAAGTATCTGCCATTTTCTAAAAGTTTAATCCAGCTAAAAGGTCGCCTGACCAATCTGGTATTGTTACATAAGGTTCTGCGCCGTCAACCATTGTCAAGTTTCCGTTAGCGTCAGTTGTTAGTACTTTGTCATTTGTGATACCATTTAAAAGCGGTGTATCTGTAACTTTAAGCGCCTTAACCGTTATTGCATTAGTAGATGAAGCACCTCTATCTGTAACGCTTTGTAGGGTGTCTGTTTCAGTTTTCAAGTAACCTGCACTTGCGTGATTTCCCCAACCAAAAGCTGTTTCTCCGTGGTCGATTTTTGTTAATATAGCACTAGACAAATCTATTTCTGGGGTCGCGTCATTATACGCTAAATTAGCGCTTAAGATAGTTCCTACAGCGTCTTGTGCTTCTTCATCTGTGTACCCAGCTGGTAACATGCTAAGTTGGTCCGTCACCCATTTTTGAGTAGCTTGAAATGAAAAAACAGCATCAATCAAACCCGTTACGCCTGATGTCGGCAAAACCTCTTCTGTCAAATTAGCAATAACATTATTACTTATGTCACTTTTAATACTATCTATTACTACATGACGATGTGCTGTAGATGCTTGTCCTAAAGCCTGTATTTCAAACCAGAAAAAAAGTTTACCGTTTTTAAAAAAAGCTTTTAGATTATTATCAAAAAAACTTTCGTCGTTAATTTCAGCATAAAAATCTTGGATGCCATTACCATACAAGTCACATCCTGCTTTTACTTTTAATATATTTTTAGAATTAACTGACGGCAATACAGAAAACTCTACACCTACAAATGAGGCGTAAGAAACTGTATTTATAGGTATATTTGTTTCTATCAACACGCCATTTCCTGCGCTAGTATTTGTTACTCGAATTGAATTACCTATATAATGATTGTAGTTTGTCGCTAAATCATTAGTAGTTTCGTTTCCATTATCGGTAACACTCTGCAAGTCCTGCTTTCCCGCGTCAATAATATCCTGTTTTGCAGTTGCAGTCAAATCCAATTGGGCTGTAGTGTTTCCGCTTTGGTTTGCTGTCATAGAACCGCTACCTGTCAAACTTCCTGTTCCGCTTACAGTAAACGTTCCGTCTTTAATGTCACTAGGTGTTGCTTTAGCGTCTAGGGCTGCCTGCAAGCCTTGTATGTTAGCTATTTTCAGCGTAACGCTATCCACAACCGCATTTGCACTATCAACTAGTGCTAGTGTAGATCCTGTAAGGTCGATGCCGAACGGCACGCCAGTCATTAATGCGCTAGCGGGGAACGAACTTAATACATTTCCTGCGTCGTCTTTCAACTCAATCTCTTCCGTAGTAGTGTTGAAAAATATTGTAGTACCCTCGTTGTTGAGAAAACCAACGTCTAACGTACTAATAACATTGTTGTTAATGTCCAACAAGTTAATTTTTGCATTAGGCTGGTCTGCCGTAAGCTTAACTGCTTTTGATTCGACTTTAGTAAGGAGCTCATTTAGCTTTGTTTTTAGCACCTCTTTCAGTTCCGTAACCTCCGTTATAATATCTTGTTTCCAGCTCATAATCTATTTAATTAAGTAATTGTAAAATCTTTCAATTTCTTCTTCTTGTAATTCCTCTATTGTATTTCGTTCCACGGGCGTCTCACACAACACCTCACCCCAACAATCTTTTAGAACTATTGTGTCATTTTCATTGTCATAACTTAATTTTGTTATTTCATTTTCAGGCAAGAACATAAAGTTTAGATTCTCCGTTAATAGTTGTCTTTCTGCTGTCATAATTACCAATTTAATCCTGTAGTCATATCGCCGCTCCAGTCTGGAATAGCTACATATTTATTTTGAAACCATACGTCAAACGCCATTAATTCACCGTCTGCTGGTACATTGTTAATAACCCCTAAAGCCCAAATGTTATAATTTGAGTTAGCGACATTTGGCGTCGTTAAGATAACTTTTTGCGACGATAACGGAAATAACAATTTTGCATTTTCAAACTCATAATCGAGCGACTTTTTAACCGCGAAATACAGTTTGTTCGCGTTTTCTCGCAACATATAATAATCGTCCGTTAGCCCCGTAACCGTGTTCACGTCTGTTACATTTTTTACCGTTAGCTTGTCGAAAAGCTTGTCATTAACCGCCCCTTGATTATTCGTTATTTCAGTAAGAGCTTCGTTGATAGCGGAAACTAAATCACTCTTATTGTTAGTGTTTAAGTTGTTTAAGTCGCCTACTTCCCCCCACACCCAATCTACGACAGCGTGTCTGACTGAATTATCAATAGCGCCAGTTATTTCTTCGTTATGATTTTCACGAATATTATCGTCAATTAATTGATATAGTTGTGCAATCGTCATAAGTAGAAATTTTGGGCGTAACTATCGTTATAATCGTCGTTATAGTCGCCTGTTAATGTGATTACCGGGTTATTGAAATCGTTGTCAAAGTTCCCCTTATCGCCAGAATATTCAAATGGCTGGAAGCTCTCAGTGAAATCACTTTTCAGAGAAATTCTGCCACCGCCCGAACGGCTTTGTGGGGTGTAGGAATAACCTGTGCTTTTCAATCCGTTTTCTAGCCCGTATATTTTGATTGTGCCGTCTCCAAATCGCAAAACAGCTACATATTTTGTAGCGTCGATTTTTCTTAACGCGTTCATTACCTTGCCTTCAATCCCTATAATTGGGAAATTCACGGTATGAGTGTATCGAGGTATATTTTCATCTCGGCTCATATTGAAACTAGCGCTGATATTATCTCCGTTCGCGTTAGAAACGATGTGATGCCCCCCTGAATAAGTAGGTAAAAGATAAAATTCCGCACTATGGTTGTCATTCGAAGTGTCAATAACGTAGCTTAGAATATCGTCATAAGGAATAAGCACCAACCGTTGCTCAAATTTTCTAGCTGGTGATCCGCATCTGTTGTCGATATTTCTAGTCAATCTTTCACAAATCATTCTCCAATATTTACGCCTGTTAATCCGTAGCCCTTTGTGTTTTCCTTGTTTAAATTGCAGTTAGAACCGCATCCGCACCCTCTGCAATCGCTTGAATCAAAGTTAATGAATTTATCTTTATTGTGGCACAAGTAAGGCAATACCTGATATTCCCAAACCTGCTTAGCCATAGCGCGGTATCGGTTTGAAATCGACCGCAATTCCTTTAGCGGTTTTGGCATTGAGAAATCATTTGTTTTCGTTACGCCGCCGTTTGGCGTATCGTCGAAATTATTAATCATCACATAACGCGCGTAAGCGTAGTACACTAATACGCGTTTTAAGCCTATTTGATGCACTGTATTCCCTCCGCAATCTGTGTAATCACTTCCGTTAATCAAGTCGTAGAAATCGCCACTTATCTCACTCCAGTGCGATTTTACATCGCTAGCCAGTTCGCAAATCAATGGAATGAAATCAAACATCTTAGCTTCGTCAATCGCGATGCAAAGTTTCTCGTTGTTGCAATGTCTCGCGACCAATCCTACGCAATTAAAGTCCTGTTTCGTCAATTCTATCATCGCCTAGTTTTTTAATTTCAACTTCATATCCTAGCATTTTCAATGAGCGTTCAATTAGCGCCCGCTCACTTGCTGTCTGTTCAGAATAGAATTTCTTAAGCTGCTTCAATTGCTCTCCGCTTCCTGAAAATAAGCCGCCGTCATTGCTGAAAATAAGCGCTTCTGGAGCGTTGTTTGCTGCTCCCAGGATATTGCGCTTGATTCTCTGCTGTGTGTTCGTGAACATATCGTCATTGAAATCTGTGTCTATGTTTTTCACGTGTATCGCTTTCTCTATATCTTCCGCGTTATCAAGGTTCGCGTAATACACGTTAGACGAATTTTCAGCGCCAAGCCAACCCGCAATGTTCTCTTCCATTCGCTCTTCGTCTTCGGGGCTCAAACCGTTCGTCAAAAACATTTTTTTTCCTAAAAAACCCGAACGGATAGTCTTGTTCGAGTACAGACTAATCCGATAATCGGTGTCGCAATCGTCGTACACAGAATCGAAAGGGCTAAGCGCGTACACTTTTCCGCGAAATGCCTTAACGTACATAATTTGACCGCGGTACGCGCCTAGCATCTCTTCTAAGTTTTCAGAATTGCCGATGTAATCGTTTGCAATTTGAGCCGAAATTACGTCTTGATTATTTGAAAATGGATAATACCAGTTAGCTTCTTTCGTGTTTCCAAATCCAGTGCTTTCGTCATAGTCGTCTTGCCATATTTTGCCGCCAAATCCGTTGTCGTCCGTTTTTCCAAGTCGCATTTTGAGGTAATCCATAACAGTGACATCACCCGTAACCAACTTGCCGTTTTCAATTTTGACTGTTCTGTGTATATAGAACCCGCCCTGCGTTGAAATATCATAAGCGATGTCGTTAATAACATCACTTATGAATCTGTTTTCAGAAAGATCGAAATCATTCACAACACCAGCTCCCGAAATGAATTTGCTCATTAAGTTTCTTGCCCGATTTGCTGTCGGGCTGTTCTGTATAACCAGCTCAACACGCTCGGGGTAATGGTTGTCGCCGCCGTTTCGCCAAATATCCTTATTAGAATTATATTTGATTTTTCGACTGAACAGCTGTATTAATTTCGCTCTGACGCTCATCTACTTCTTTGTTTTCTTCTTGTTTTTCGGAATATGGTCAAATTTATCGGCTCGATTTTTCAACTCCGATTTTTTCCCGTGCTTCAAATATGCTTTTGCGAAATCGTCATTGATGTCGCGCCCGTACAGACGATAGGTCTTGCCGTCTTTTGCGTAACGCAAAATTTCATCTTTGTGTCGCGCGTTTAATTTATACTTCTTTGAATTGCTCATAACTTGTTCTTTATGGTGTTGTTTGAAATAGTTTTGCAGCCGTCTGAAATCATTTGAAAATGAACAGCTGGCGCAATTAGGCTCCTTATGAAATACGCTCTTATACAATTCAATATAAGAGCGCATCATTTCTTCATTTACCCTTACTTTTTCGGGTTTCTCTTCAAGTATGCTAATGTCCATTACGCTGCCGCGAATTTATCGTCGAAATCCACGCCCTCGTTACCAGGAGTTGAACTAACGTACAC